TTTTTTTTTTCGTTACTGTAATTTCCGGGGGGCCAAAGCCCTTATGGTGACCGGCAGACCATTAAACAAGTTTAAAACAAATCATAGTATCATCCGGAGTGACTAGAAACGCAAGATCACTTACAGCCTCTGGTGGCCACTCCAGCCTATGTACGATTCCATCAACCTCGCTATCTCGGTACAACTCAGTCTCATCAACCCAGTAAACCCCCGGGGGGTATACTGGATCCAACGCTGAGCGTGGAAAACTGATGACATCGTCATCATCCAAGACGAAGGACTTGTGCGAAATCAACAAGAACATGTACAAAGCTTCATGGTCGCGCCAAAAGGAATGTAGAGCTGAGCTTGGGCTCACAGACGGAGGCGCCACAGACGGAGTGGAAACAACTAAATCAACAGAAACAGGAAACAAAGCAACAATACTCGAATAAAAATCACCAACAGAAGCGCAAAGAGGGGGCAAACTCATAGTCACCACGTGGCGATGAACCCTATCCCAGAAACTTCCAACTCACCAGAGATCTTGATGTGGGCTCGAGAACCTTCGGCGCCACCAACTATCGTAAGCTGGTAAACAACCTCAGGTGCTGAACCAACCAAAGGGGCAGGTTTGATCTGATGAGCGACTTCTGGAGAAAAGGACAATGGCACAGCAGCAGGCGCAACAAACAAAGAATGTTGACAGAAAGCGGACCCACCAATGGTCAAAATGTCGGTATCGCTTGACGGCCAGCTATTGCACGTCGAAGGCACGATAGCTACATGAAGGACCGTCGCCTGGTCAGCTGCCGCCGGCCCCACAACCTGACAACGCAGGCTCTCAGAAGCAATGCGGACTTGAGCGCGAGACCGTATAAGAGATGCAACACCAGCACACTCGACCAAAGAAAAATGGCCTGATCGAGAAGCGCCAGAAACCCGATGAACGGCATTAAAAGGAACTCGAGTTTGGGTCAAGTGTGACGTGTCGCCTATGATCTCGGCCATAACCACTCAAACAAAAGAATAAGGCACACGGGGAGTGATCGGAGTGGCTTCGGAAATGTCGCGCTCAAGGTCTACCGGAGGGGACCGAAATGCTGAAGATTCAACCAACGGAGTATCCTTCAAAAGAAACGACTCCACCGGTGGCAGTGGCTGACGGGAATGGGAATGGTAATAAGTGTGCGCCAAGCGATAGGCGTAAGATGAAACAACCCTCCGAACGACCCAGAAAGTCACGAATGCCAACACAAAAGTCCAAGCTGGAAAAAGCGAAAACCGTACCACGAAATCCCCAACGTCAAGATGCCCAGCCCCGACAGAGTGTGCAAATTGGATAAGAAAATCTACAAGCAGTGTAAACAGAAACGGGTGATCCCAAAGCATCAGTCAAGCCCTTGTGAAAACCAAACCAGATGGCAAATCCGGCAACAAACGTAAGTAAGTGAACCGGAAGTCCAAATCCGAGTGGTAATGGAACTCGAACACGGTGCCCAAAGTGTGATCGCTTGGAGGCTGACCGGGTTGAGCTGGCGGAGGGACCAAAGAAGGAAAATGCTCCCTAAGGAAGCAGGCCTGATGTTGATTGGTGAAGAATGCTTCAACAGCAGGACCGTAAGCCTGGTATCTCGTGTACAGATCAAGCTTGTGCTGCAGGTCACCGAAAATCGCCGTCATACGATAGCGACTGCGGTTCTCCAGCGGCACAACAGAATCAAGTGTTCGTGATATACTTACGAAAGCCATAAGAGCACAACCGGGCATGCGACTTGCCGGCAGTGGACTGTTCCTTTCAGACGACGTGAAGTCCTGGCCAAAAAGAATGAGGCCAGGTGTCGCCCGCCTAGCGTGCAGTCTCTGCAGTTCCAGCGAAGTGGTGGCTGGAGTGGGTGTGCTATGACCAACACAGACCTTGAGCTCCACACTTCGAGCTCATCCTCATTGGAATATGATCGGCTAGGACAGCCAGTGCATGGGGAAGGGATCAGGATGCTCCCACACTGACACGCACATGCTTGCCCACTAGTCGCTGTTCGTGGGGATGGATGCATGCACAGACGCCCTCACGGGCGGACCTTCCTGAGGGCGACGACATTGGTATTGTTGCGCCAAAGCGCTGGTCCTAAACACGGAGCATGTAGTTTAACGCCTTCGGGCGGAAAGGTGCAGAAAAGGAAAATAGGTCAAGTTAGGTTAAGCAAAGCAAAGATGAGAGAAGCGAAGCGAGGCAAAGTCAAGAAAAGTTGAATTAAGACCAAAAACCTTAAAACTGCAAGGTGGGGAACAGAGAGCGGAAAGCTGGGGGTAAGTACCTGATGAACAAGTCAGGCTGCATGTGTTGTTGCGCGCACCTAGCAACGTACACGGACTCATCAGCGTCGGCGGGTGCATGCTGGAGTAGGTCCAAATAATTCACCCACTTGTCCTGAGCAGAGGGGTCACGATTCATTAAGATCATGGTGCGGTACAACAGCCCGGAAGCAGAGTAAGTGGGCCTAGGTCCACCAAGCTCAAACCCTGAAAACTCGACCCTACGGCCGTTGTCGTTCTTGAACTCCCAAGGGGAGTCGGGGAAGGGTTTCGCATGACACTCTCGGTCGACTGCGGCGTCATCTCCATTGACGGCGACTGTGTCCCGGTAAGTGATCTCACAAACTAGAGAAGTGACAACAGCACGCCGAACCGTGTTTAATGACCAAGTGTACCGGTCGCCTGAATTCTGCATGGTGGCCATGACTCCGTGCTGAGAAGTCGAGGCAAGCCGCCTCGCAATGTAGGCCTCAATGTAGTCGCTAGGGAAGCCGGAGCGGTGCATTAAATGCACATCGAAGTTCAACAGGCCTGCGTCACAACCGACATCCCACCGTGTCACATCTGATGAGTGGGCCCCGTTGTCAACCCTCCAAGAGCGCTGATACGCCTCTATAAACTCCAGAGGGGACATGCGCCTGTAAAAAAGAAAATTGGGGGGGAAAGACGGAATGACCTCATGTTCAAGAAACAGGGCGTACGCAGCGTCATTCAAAGTGGTCAAAATGTCGTACTCATGGATAAGCTGCCCGGGAATTGCATTCACCTTGTCGCGCTTCTCCGCCTTCTTTATCACCTGATTCTTCAAGGTTATCTTAATGTCAGCGCCCGTCCGGTCAGGGTCGTGTGATTTTAACTTTGCCATCACAGCCTCGGCCGTACGTTTAGAGCAGTACTCAGCAACTGCGAGGTCAACGTACTGCTCATGCTTTAAAGCCGACCACCGGGGAGGTTTTGGCACCAGGCGGTCATACTCATCACACATGTCCGTCCTGGGACACAAGCGCATCCGCAACAAGTTCTCCTCGTAGCTGGAGGATTTGAGGCGGCTCTCCACAGACAAAAAGTAAGTGGCAGTGTCGTTGCGCTTGTGGACATGTGGGTTGACAAATGAGGTCTCCTTGAACTGGTCCGTCTGCCCATGTCGGGTAGCCATCTCCCGAGTCTCCTTTGCGTGAAAGTGAGTCTCGTGGACGTACATCTCATCACTACCGCTCGAAGGAGTGCTGTAGTCCACAGGGTCAGCTTCGTGGAGGCAATGGTCGCTCACAAAGGTTGTGTTGGACACCGGAACGACATTCTGGAACACTTCCGCAGGTAAGCTGGCACCAATGTTGGCGAACCAGGGAAGCAGCGGCATGTTCTTGTGCATGTGTCGGTAAAACGCTGCTTTGATTAGCCAATGGGGGGCAGGTAGAGAGGCGGAATTGCTGGCGCGCATTGCGTAAATCACGGCGTTCATCAGATCACTACCAGTGGGAGGTTTCTTTAGGGTGGTGGCCGGGTTGGCTGCCTCAGCATGTAAATAAACCCCGGTGGAAGACCTCGTCATGGCGGTGTACGCCGCTGAGTCCAATATCGCGCCCTCAAGTCCAGTCATGTCAATCTCCACGTCACACTTAAAATCCTCGCCTTGAACCTTCGAGTAAGTGTAGGCACGCCTGCCGTAACTGGAAAGCACCTGAACGTACCGCGGAGACGCGGTGCAAACCGGAATGCCGTCTTTACCACTGACAGTGTGAGTGATGTGGCCCTGAATGGTGTTAGTTGTGTGTGCCCCAAGGGTGTCAGCAAGTAGGCGAAATCCACGATGGGTGCGGGTGGCGTAACGCGTTGCTTGAGTGCTGACGCAGTGAATGGGCGACAAGTCAAACTCGCTCTGAGTGCCTGCAACTGGAAACTTCTCAGCGGTCTGACACGGGTCTCCATTCACTACTATACGGTTGACAAGTGGATTAGTGAGTACGACCAAGTCCAAAACCCCCCCCCAATACTTCCCAGCATCGTCAAACACGATAATCCCGGTGGAAGGCTCGGCTATGATGCTGGCAAGGGTGGGGAAATTGAACCCCCGCAGTTCGGGAAAATCCACAGAAATGCGGGCCTGGGCACGTAGCGACTCAGTGTGGCTCACAATCCGAACCATGCTTCGCTCCTCAGGTGTCAACGTGTGTAGATACTGGATCGTGGCGGTTGTCTTTCCACAGCCCCAAACGCCAAGGTAGCAATCGACCGGCACCTGCACAGTCCTGCCCTCCAACCTGTAAGAATCAATGATCGCGTCCAGGCTCTGAAGCACCACGGGGTTGCCGCGGGTCTCCAGTACGGAGGGGTGCGCCTTCAGGTCGGATACGAGCCTAGAGGCGCGATGAATGTCGGCAGTGTACTCGATGGTTTGACACTCGAGTGTCACGTCTGGCAGGGCCAGGTTCCGGTACTTGTCGAGAGCCTGGGCCAGTTCGTTCATCAAGGTTACCCAAACAGCCGGTTCTGGGCGCTGGTTGTTTCTCCGCGCATTGTCAATCTGCTGGGACCTGCTAACGCCTATCTTCATCCCCGGAACTGCTAGCGGGTGTGCGAAAACAGCCGGCAGTTTTAAATGACCCCCTTTGATCCTTCGGAGAGACCTAAAGCGTTGCCAAAGAGTGGTGGGGGCGGTGCGGGCAATTGGCATGTCTGAGATCGGCTCAGTGTATTCAAACAGGTCGGGCCAAGGGGGGCCGTAGCCTATGGTGGAATCAAATGCAAACCCCTCATTATGTGGCGCCTGGCGCAAAGGAGCTGCAGTCAAGGCAGCAACAAGGGCGTCGGCGATGTCGATGCGACTTTGGGGGAGTTCATGGATTCCGGCCATCCCAATGAGCAATGGGGTTGGCTTTGCCAAATAGTCAACCGGAGCGTTGTTGAACTGGTTTTGAATGTGCGTAAACCAGGCTGGGTAGTTGTTGTTGATAGTGCGTAAAATCCTGGCAAGGGCAGCAACGGGAGTCGTGTTGACAGTGGGGTCAGTCCACTCAATGTGCAGCTCGTTGGCCACAACGGATCGCTTGAGGGTGAGACACAAGGTGGGTCGGTCACTGCCCGATGGTTGGATTATTTGGGAAACCAGGCCAGACAAAATCAGCCCGAACCTCGACACGGTGGCGAACTCCTGAATCCCCGCCAAGTCCACATTCCCCACAACAGGGTCCGACGGGTCTGGGGTGCGTCGGGTGTAAGCCATGTACCATGAATACCACATGTGGGCGGTGCCACCGAACTTCTCCAACGTGTCCCAAAAGCAGGCTTGACCCGGGGTAAGCATGGGATATTGGTTGGGGTTGGCCTGGTAAGCCGCCACCACTTGCTCACGCCAGTCTGGAAAGTTTAACCCGTTGGGTTCCACAGCCAACGCGACACCAACGCTGCCACCTGGAATACGATGCGGAAGGACCACAACGGACGGTAAGGGAATGTCCACATTACGACGTCTGACAGTGCTAGGAGGCTTCGGTGGTAGTGCAGGCAGCGTTCCCACACGGTAGCAAGAGCCGGTGTTTGGAGTGAATGCTGTCAGCCTGACGTAGGCATTGTATGCCCGTTTAGCGGTGATGCCAGCACTCCAATGGAGCCAGAGCCAAGTGCCAGCCAAGGCAGTTTGGAAACCGGCCCAGGATGTGCCGCGCACCCAAGACGCTAAGCCATGACTGATGTTTGGGTATGTGTCAGGTACTGCAGCGTAGTTGAGCCATTGGGAGCAATTCTCGAGCACCATGATCGCCAACCAGCACGGGAACACAAGCGGGTGAGCGGTAGAAAAAAACAACCATGGGATCGCAAACTGAAGACCTAATCCGGGAAAAACTGCGCAGGTGGCAACAGTCCACAGGTAAAACTGGAAAGACCAACCCCGCCCGGGCAGAGTTTGAAATAGCCGGTATCCAGGACCGCCGGTCACCTCTGTGATGGTGGCCTCAAACGCCCAGTATATCCAAGAAGGCCACCACAGTTGGCGCCAAAAGTGGCCCGAAAGTCTAGTGAAGACCTTGACTATTGACCCTGGTAGGATGGAAGTGACGACAATCACTACTGCCGTCAACGCAAGTCTCAATGCGGAGATGTCAGCAGCTTCCCAAAGAAACTTGAACCACCCAAAGTAGTCTACCTGCCAGAGCACCTTAGCGGCGACCTCTCCAATAAAGAGTTTTGGCAGTAACCAAACAAATGCGGCGGATGTGAAAGCGGAGAACCTCTGAAGTGGAGTCGGATTGTTCGGGATGGAAGCCCGATATGTCACTGGCTTGCATTGGGGAGACCATCCCCCCCCTGGAGTTGGATGAATAATACGGGTGCGCTTTCGTTCGTCAATGAAAGTATAAATGTCAGGCAGAGGTGCAAGCATGTGCCACTGGAGGGAAAGAAAGTAGCAGAAATCCCAAAACCAAGTGGACAAATAATGGTCCCAGGTCTTGTTCACTGACATTCTAGCGGCGATGTTGGTTGCCACCCACCGTTCTCGGGCGGTGGTCTTGGGGTTCATGCCAGTTGACAACTGAGCCACTTTGGCGGACAAGTTCCGTGTTGAGTAGTCGGGAGTTCGCTCGCGGAAGCTCAGGATGCCGGTGACCAGGCCAACGGGTAGGTACTGGTCTGCCCACGTGCCAGATACTGAAGCTGGTATCCTCACGTAGGACCCGGTGGAAAAGGTTCTGGTACCCTGATCCTGTGACTGGCCACAATAGATGTGCCACGCACAGTGTCCGAGCTTGTTGTCAATTAGCGTAACGTGGTACACTTTTCCGTTTGAAGCGCAGACTGATGATGTGCGTAGCCACGCCTTAGTGACGCTGATGGGTGTGCTGTACGCCTCCTCCTCACTGCCGGTGAAGACGTAAGTAAATTGGCCCAGGTCGTACTCAATATGGTGACTGGAAGGTTCGAATGAGCCAACACCGTCTAACACCTCATGTGGATTCATTCCGGTGACCAGTAGGTGTCCCTCAGGGTTGTCCACGACCAGCTTCTCGACAAGCTCGTGTGGTGTGACCTCGGACGAGACATCATGTAACAAATGAACTGGAAAGTCTCTAAAGTGCGCATGCTTAATAGCGGTTCCGGGGTAACGGGTCACATCCTTTGCTTCGAACACAGGATTTTGCACTGAACCGGCGGTAGGAAGTAACGAAAGCTTTGAGTCTTTGACCGAAATGAGCCCGTAATTGTGCTCCTGGAGATACAACCTGCCAAGGCGGCGCAGCTGGAACTCTTCGATTGACTTGTGGAGTGCATGTGGAGTCTCTGGAGCATCCGCCAATGGTTGTTCCATCCCAAGTGGCTGCAGTAAGTGACGCTGCGAGTTGGGGATATTGTATGGCGTCGTCTCCTGGGCTCTGTTGCGGCAACGGTAGTAGTCGGCTATGTGGCGATTGAGCAGGGCATGCTGTTGTGGGGAGCCTGAGAACATGTCAAAGGGGAGGGTTGCCCCGATCGGGGCACCCTTTAGGTACCAATGGAGCCAAATGTGGGAACAGGCCTCGCGGCCGCCGGGAGACTTGCAGAAGCAGCCGAGTGGGTTTCCACAGGGGGGCCCGGCAGAAATCACACCGCGGTGGATGTCCAACAACAAGCAGGTCTGAAGTGCCTCAGGCGTCTTAGCGACCGGTTCTGAACAGGGCTGGGTCAGGTCGTCACACTCGCATTCAAAAGCATGACATTGCGTCGGTGGGACATGGGAATGGGTGAGGTTGGTAGGTCCCAAGTAACCGCTTGGGTCGGCTGGGCTCTTAAGCAGCGCCCGCACAACGCGGGAGCGCTTAAAGAAACGCCAGGGGGCTTTCAGGATCTTAACAGTCGACATACCGTCGGCTGCACTCAAGAA